GGACAAATGAAAGTTATATACACATAAGATCAAAGTTTAAAGGTGGTTATCAATTACACCAGGCCGAGATAAAGAAATGTCCTTTTCCACACGAAGCTAAGAAAACTATTGATAATACCAAAAAAACAAAGCGAAAACCGAGAAAAAAAAAGGTATAAATATTAGTAAATAGTTGATTTATATGGAACAAGTGATTATAGTTATGGGAAAAATGAGAGAGAAATGTTTAGTTTTAAAGGATTTTTTACAAAGGAAAAGAATACACATTTAGAACACCTGGAAGACGATATAATAAATCGTGGTTCAAAAGGTGGCCAAAATGCTATTAACTTCCTTAATTCAATAAGAGATATGTTAGCTGGAACTACTTCCAGTAAAGTCAATATGTCTGTTAAATGGGACGGTGCTCCCGCTGTTATCTGTGGTATCAATCCAGAAAACGGCCAATTCTTTGTTGGTACTAAATCAGTATTCAATGTAAATCCTAAAATTAATTATACTACAGGTGATATAAGAAGAAATCATAGTGGTGAATTAGCCAACAAATTAACCATAGCTTTAAGAGAACTTAAAAAATTAAATATGTCTGGTATTTTACAAGGTGATTTTCTCTTTTCAAAATCAGATTTAAAGATGGCAAATATTGATGGTGAAAGTATGATAACCTTTACACCTAATACAATAACTTATGCTGTACCTGTTAAATCAGACATTGGTAAAAGAATAAAAAGAGCAAGAATGGGTATCGTATTCCATACTTCTTACTCTGGAAAAACAATGAAAGATTTAAGAGCAGGCTTTGGTACAGTATCAGGTAAATCAGGAATATCTTCCGTGTTTTTAGCTGACGCTGCTTATAGAGATGTAAGTGGCTCAGCTAAATTAACAAAGGGTGAACTATCAACATTTAATGCTAGAATAAGAATGGCTGAAGGCTCATTATCAAAAGCAAATAAAATGTTAGATGAAATGAGTAAATCATCATCTGATAGTTTATCTGTAGGTTTTAGATTAAAAACTTTCTTTAATCATTTTATTAGAAACACACAAGGCAATATGGCCAAAGTAAAAACTTTAGTTGATATGTTTAGTGAATATTATGAAAATATTTTAAAGGCAGAAATTGATGCCAGAAAAACAGAAAATGCTAAAAACAAATATAGAGATATATTAAAAAAGAATTTAACGTTTATAGATAGAAATAAACAATCATTATATTTTGCTATTGCTTCACACGTCACTTTACAAAATGCTAAAAACTTTTTAGTAAGTAAATTAAGTGAGATACAAAGCATAGGCCATTTTTTAAGAACACCAAATGGTTACAAAGTAACAGCGCCTGAGGGTTTTGTTGCTGTAGATAGTGACGCTGGTGCTGTTAAGTTAGTAGATAGATTAGAATTTAGTAGAGCCAATTTTACGGCTGAAAAAGATTGGGTTAAAGGATAATGGCAAATATTCATTACTTTAAAAGAACAAATAGAGAAGCAGTAATACAAGTTTATGAAACTGGTAGTAGTGGGGCAGCACACGAAATTGATATTGCTAACTTAGCAACAACTGGCGAAACTTTTAATGCTGCTACAGCAAATGTTTGTATTACAGAAATATTTTGGGGTGCTAAAAAAGATAAACAAATTGACATTTCCCGTAAAGAAAGAGGTGGTTCAGATGTTCACGGCCATTATTATTTTATTAACGCTGGCTCATATAATTATGATGGATTTGTAGATAATTCTTATTCTGAAAGAAATATATTAGTTACTTTTGATGGACCAGGTCACGTCATAATAAAAGTAAGTAAAACGGGAGGATACGATCTATAATGAATATAATTTTAATAGGCGGTCCAGGTTCAGGTAAATCAACTTACGCTGAATTTATAACAAAAGAGTTTAATATAGATCACATTTATCCTGGTGAACTATTAAGAAAGGCAAAGGCACAAGGCGGAGAAATGGCCAAAAGATTATCAGATTTAGGTAAAGGTGGTTTTGCTCCTAATGATATAGTTTTAAAACTTGTTAAAGATGCTGTAGCAAAGGCAGATAATGGTTTTGTATTTGATGGTTTTCCAAGATATATGCAACAAGTTAGAGATTTAGAAAAAGAAGGTATTAAAATAGATAAAGTGGTTTATTTAAATGTAAGTCCTGAAGAAGTAATTAGAAGATTAACGGCTAGAGGTAGAGAAGATGATAAACCAGAAATTATTAAAAACAGAATTGAATTGTATAAAAAAGAAACTGGTCCTGTAGTTGAGTATTACAGAAAGAAACCAGGTTTTATAGAAGTAAAAGCTGAAGGTGGTGAACCTGAAGAAATAGCAAATAGAATTATTAAACAACTAAAGGCAAAACCATTGAGAGAATTTAGAGAATATTTAAATGAGGGTGTTTACGATCCAGGTATATTTAAAGCTTTCTTTTTAGCAGGTGGTCCTGGCTCAGGTAAAACATTTGTAACAGCAACTGCCTTCGGTGGTACAGGTTTAAAAGTAGTAAATTCAGATAAGGCTTTTGAAAGAGGTTTAAAACAAGCAAACTTATCTCTTAAAATGCCAGATGAAGAAGAATACTTTAGAAATATTGTTAGACAAAAGGCTAAAATGACAGCAACAACTATGTTAGACAAATATGTAGAGGGTAGATTAGGTTTAGTAATAGACGCTACAGGTAGAGATAAAGATTTAGTACAAAGACAACACTCAATGCTTAGAAATATAGGTTATGATTGTTATATGGTATTTGTTAATACTAGTTTAGATGTGGCGTTAGAAAGAAATAAAAATAGACCTAGATCAATACCAGATTATATTGTAAAAACAAATTGGAATGGTGTTCAATCAAATATAGGAACATTTCAAAGAATTTTTAGTCCTGGTAAAATGTTGATAGTTGATAATAATAGAAGTGAAAAAGAATTGGTAACACAAACATTAAATACAGCTGCTAAGTTTATTAGAAGTAAATTAAGAACTAAACCGGAAAACAGTATAGCGTTAAGCTGGATAAAGAAAGAGATAGAGTTAAAAAGAAGATGAGATTTAAAGACTTTATAAACGAAAGTATCATAGATATACCACGAAGAACATATGCTCCGGCTGTGTTTGATGATGCTAATACAGATAATCCTAAAATTAAACCAAGTGTTAAAGCACAAATAGATGCTCAACTAAAAGAGTTTGAAACAGAATATCCTGTAATTAAAACAGGCCTAATCGGTTCTATATTAACAAAGAGATATAGAAATGACGCTGACTTGGACATCAATGTATTATTTGATGTGCCTGTAGAGAAACAAGAGGAAGAAAGAGTTAGATTATCTAAAAAATATCTATCAGCTTCTAATCCTGATAACATACAAGGACAATTAATACCTGGCACACAACACCCAATTAATTTTTATTTTATTACAGATAAAAAAACTTATGACGACCAAGAGGAAAAAGCAGACGCTGTGTTTGATATTGAAAGTAATGTATTTGTAAAAAGACCGGAAGAATTTGTTTTTGATCCAGATTTATATGTAAGAGAGTTTGAGAGAAAAGTACAAGAGTTAGATGTTGTAAAAGGTGAACTTAAAAGAGATATAATTGATTATAATGAATTAACTGAATTAACACCTAATGATGTGTTAAATCTACAAGAAAAAATTAAAGATAAGTTAGAAGAAATAGAAGATAGTTTAGAACAGATTGTAAAAATAGGTGATACAGTTGACGCTGAAAGAAGAGCGGCCTTTGATACTGATATGTCGCCTGATGAGATTAGACAATACGGTGTTAAGAACAGATTACCTAAAAATGTTATCTATAAGATGTTAGAAAAATATCACTATCTGAAATTCTATAAGAAGTGTAAAAAGATTTTAGAAGATGGTATTGTTACAGACAAAGAAGTAAAAGATTTAGAAATGCACGAAGCAATTACTTTAAGTGATATTAAAAAAGGCGCTCAAAGATTTGCTAAAGATGTATTTGATAAAGTTAAAAGAATGGCAACAACAACTAAAAGATATGAATATGTTGCTAAAGTTTTACAAGATGTAATTGATAGAAAGAAAAGAGAAAGATCAAGTCAAGGTTTACCTTTAAGACACGACATTGGATATTACGCTGCTGCTGTGGCTGATACTTTTAAGGATATTGATCCTAAAAAATTAGTAAAAATGGTAAGTGAAGAAGTAATAATGGAAGGTAAATCAGTAGCATTTACTTTTGGTAGATTTAATCCACCAACAATTGGCCACGAAAAACTAATTAAAAAAGTTAAATCATTACCTACAAATGATTACAAAATATTTTTAAGTAGATCACAAGATAGTAAAAAGAATCCATTAAGTCCAAGAGATAAACTAAATGTAATGAAAGATATGTTTCCGCAACACGCTAGAAATATAGAACTAAATCCTACCAATATGGTTTTAGATTTAGCTACTGATTTATATAACAAAGGTTATACAGATGTAACTATGGTAGCAGGTAGTGATAGAGTAAGAGAGTTTGAAAACATATTAAAGAAATATAATGGCCAAAGAAACAGACACGGTTTTTATGACTTTGATAGTATTAAAGTTGTATCTGCTGGCGAAAGAGATCCAGACGCTGAAGGTGCTACTGGTATGTCAGCAAGTAAAATGAGATCAGCTGCTGAAAAAGGAGATGAAAAATCTTTTTCAAAAGGTGTTCCATCTGGTTATAGAAAAGTACCACAACTTATGAAAATGGTAAGAAAAGGAATGAACTTAGCAGCCGCTTATGGTGGATTAATGCACGTTTCAGGTGCTAAACCAATTGCTAGTTTACAAGAGTTTGAACAAAACCAAATAAGAGATTTATATGTTAGAGAAATGATCTTTAACATAGGAGATAAAGTTGATTATGTCAAAGAAGACATAGAAGGAATAGTAAAAAGAAGAGGTACAAATTACGTTGTACTAGAAGATAACAATAACAATTTACACAAGGCTTGGATTTGGGACTGTGTTCCTGTACCAGCAGATAGAGAGGCCGAAGTGAGAGAATACAATTTAGATGTAGATTACGGTTTTGAAGCCGTATCAGAAAAGAAAGAATACGGTCATACTGATAGTTTACCACAAGACAAAGATGTCGGTAAAGTAAAAGGTACACAACCTAAAAAATACTACAAACAATTATCAAAAGATGTTAAGGCTAAAAGAGCCGCTCACTTTAAATCACAAGATACAGAAAAAGGTCCTTACAAACCAGCGCCAGGTGACGATAAAGCAAAAACTAAACCTAGTAAACACACACAAAAATATAAGAAAATGTTTGGTGAATTAAAACAGGATTTAGCGGATGCTTGTTGGAAAGGATATAAACAAGTGGGATTAAAAGATAAAAATGGTAAGAAAGTACCTAATTGTGTGCCAGAGGCATACGATATAGGC